ATGCAGAAACAATAAAACCTCAAGATTATTTGTTAAAACCATCCGCAAATGATTATAGGGTGGTTAATAGAATGGTTGTAAAACCAATCAGTGGTAATATTCTAGATTTAGAAGGATCATCAATATTCCAAGATATTACGACAGTATCTGGAACAACAAACTCTTATGCATCAGTATCAGATGTCGAACTAAAATATTTTAATCAAGAGTTGTATTATATTCTTGATATTGATTTTGGTTATGATAGAGATACACGTACTTTTGGAACAATTTACGGAAATTTTAAAGTACATCCAAAAACAAAATTAGTACAAGTTAATGGATCGGACTTGACAGTTGATTCTACGATTGGATTTCCCGAGTCTGGAACATTAATAATTAATGAAACAGAAGTAACTTATACTGATAAAACAAATAATCAATTTTTAAATTGTACAAATGTTCCAACATCTACAATTGGAGATGACATTGAATCTGCAGAATATCAATCATACGGATTAGATGAAAATGGAAACAGGATTGATTTTAGAATTACTGGAGTTTTAGAAGAAATAAATTTAAATGATGAAGATGAATATTACTATGAGTCTGGAGATCCAATATTAATAGAAAGTTTAGGAATTATAAAAAATAAAGAAGATGTAAGATTTAACTCTTGGAAATTCAATACCTCTACAAAATTTGATATTAAATCCATTTCTCAAAATGGACAGTATTTTGTTGTAACGTCTTTTGATGACCATTTACTGTCTGCAAATGATGATCTCCATTTTGTTAATAAAATAAACAACAGTATCACTGAAGCTAAGGTTGAGAAAGTAATATCTGATACAAAATTTCAAATATCTGCCAATATAAGTTTTTTGAATGCAAATACTTTTTCCAATCAACATTTTATTAGAAGATTGGTAAAGTTAACGGATACTACAATAACAAAAAATTATTTTACTTCCGACATTCAGAATGTTTATGATAATGAAGGAAGTGTTGTTATTACATCATCATCTTTACCTTCATACGCAATTAAAACAACCAATAGAGCAAAAACTTTAACACTAAGTAGTTCATCTGTAACAACAGATTTTATTGTTCCAAATCATCAATTTTTTACTGGAGACGTAATTAGGTTAACTGCAGATCCAGATATTTTTTCAACGAATGTAAAAAACTATGTTGTTAAAAAAATAGATAACGATACATTTAAATTGTCTCTTAGCAATTCAAATATAAAAAATAATTTATTTGTTACCTTTGAAAATTATATTGAAGATTTAGTATCAATAACAATTACTCCTTTAAAGAATACTGACAAGTCGTTATTATCTCAAAAGATTGTAAGAAAAATAGAAGAACCAATCTCACCAAAAGACATAAATGTAGAAACTAAACCCCAAACCAGAGTTGGTGTTTTAATAAATGGTGTTGAGATTTTAAACTATAAGGGAGAGGATTCTGTTTGTTATGGACCCATAGAATCTATTGAGGTTCTTGATGGTGGTGAAGACTATGATGTTATTAACCCACCTATTGTTAAAATTTTAGACTCCACAGGAGTTGGTGCTACAGGTAACTGCGCCGTAAAAGGTTCATTAAAAGAGATTAAAGTAATTGATGGTGGATTTTCGTATATCAACATACCATCAATTTTAATTTCTGGCGGAAATGGTTCTGGAGCAATCGCTGAGGCAAAATTATCTAAAATTTATAATGATGTTTATTTCAATGCTTTTGGAATTTCTACGTCTAGTGGTGGATTTATAAGCACTACTTCTAATTTTATTGGATTCAATACAGATCATAGATTTAGTGGTGGAGAAGAAGTCATATACAATTCTTTCGGTGGCACTAAAATTGGTATAGGAACCACTTCTGGAGATGACATAACAAAAGATTATCTCAATGATGACACTGCATATTATGTTTCGATTATTAACGACAAATCAATTAAAATTTATAATAATCAGGATGATGCTCTCAATCAAACCAATGAAATAAATATCACAAGTTCGGGGACTGGAAATCAAAGATTTAGATCTGCTGAGCAAAAAAATATTATTAGTTCAATTCAAGTCATAAATGGTGGTAGTGGTTACGAAAACAAAAAAAGAATTGTTGAAATGGTTGGTATCAATACTTTTAATGATAGCATCAATATACAAAATCATGACTTTAAATCCGGAGAAATAGTAACTTATAAAACGACAGGAAATGTAATTTCTGGATTAGATACTTCAAGAAATTATTTTGTTATTAAACTTGATGATAATAATTTTAGATTATGTCCAACAGGAATTGGCACTACATCAATAACAAAAGATTTTTATCTAACAAACCAATATATTGACCTACAATCAAAAGGATCTGGTGTTCACTCGTTTAACTATCCTCCAATTAGTGTTACTGTTAATGGTAGAATTGGAGTTGGTACAACCAATGTCTCTCAGTTTCAGGCACAAATAGATCCTATTTTTAAAGGAGAAATTACATCAATTCAACTGACTAATAATGGGATGGGTTATGGATCTACCGATATAATTAATTTTGATAAGCAACCAGAAATTAGTTTGAACAGTGGTAAAAATGCTGTTGTGAAACCAATTATTTCTGGGGAAAAAATATCAAGTATTGTTGTTTTAAATTCCGGTAGTGAATACAACTCATCTCCATCATTTAGTTTTGCTGGCAGTGGAGCATATGCAAAACTTACGCCAGTAATTGTTGATGGAAAAGTTACGTCTGTTAAAGTAAAAAATGGTGGAGTTGGATTTAGAACAGATAATTGTGAGATAACTGTTGTCTCTAGTGGTAAAAATGCAAAGTTTAGAGCAAACATAAAGAAATGGACTGTTAATCTAGTTGAAAAATATAAAGATTTATTTGCAACATCTGATGATGATGGATTGATAGTTCCAGGTATTGTTGAAGAATTGCAATATGTAAATCTCTTTGCACCAAGAGAATTAAGAAAAAACCTACCATCTAAAAATACAGATGGATCCAATAATCATCAGCAAAATGATTTGATATTTAATAATAATGAAGTTCTTTCGACAAAACACTCACCTATCTTAGGTTGGTCTTATGATGGACATCCAATTTATGGTCCATATGGTTACACTAATGCAACTGGCGGAAATATAAAAGCTTTATCGTCTGGATATGAGTTAATTACTCAACCAAATCGTCCTTCCGGTTTTGATCAGGGATTTTTTGTAGAAGATTATGTTTTTACAAACAATGGAGATCTTGACGAACATAATGGAAGATTTTGCAAAACTCCAGATTATCCAAATGGAGTTTATGCTTATTTTACGACTATTAATAATATACCAAATGGATATGACAATGTATATAAAAAATATAGAAGGCCAGTTTTCCCTTATGTAATTGGAAACAGTTATAAGTCTCTACCTAATAAATTTAATTACTTACCATCATCAAATCAAAATGATTTTGATTTGACAGTAGGAAATTATATAAGAAATTCTTATCCATATAAATTAAATTTCGATAGATCTGAATGCGAATCAATCATACAACCTCAAAAAGTAACAAATCATTTAATAGATGTTTCTAGTTCTTCTATTGGTAAGGTAGATTCTGTGGGCATTGTTAGTGCTGGATATAATTATGAAGTTGGTGATAAGATATCCTTTAACAATACAGATACTGATGGGGAGGGTTCTATTGCTAGAGTTACTGAAATTTTTGAAGATAGAATAGTATCTCTTGCATCATCTACTGTTACAGTAGAAAATGTTTCTCTTAATGTCTTAGATACATTAGGATTAGTTGAAGGAATATCGACAATTCCACATTCATTAAAGAATTTAGATTTTGTAAGTATATCTGGAATTTCTTCAAATAGTTATTCTGATTTTGGTGGATTTTATCAAATTGATGTACCTTCTAATAAATTCACATTAGCAGTTGGATTAGGAACAACTGGTGTTACAGGATTAACAACTTTCTTACATTTCCAAAACTCTTTAAGTTCCAATACACTTAAAGAAAACGATATTTTAAAAATACAACAACCAGGAACAGGAACAGAAAAATTCCTTGTTCTCAACATTGATAATACCTTTAGACGAGTAAAGGTTAGAAGAGAATATGATGGGGCAGTTGGACTTAATTCTGTGGGTATTGGAACAATTGTAGAGGATGACCCTAGAAGATTTACTTACAATAGTGGATTTTCTACGAATGTGAGTACAAATTCACAAAGAAAATTATTCTTTGATCCACAACATTCTGTAGCTATTGGAACTGTTGGACTTACCACAACAATATCAGTTTCTTATGGTTCTACTTTTGTAGAAAAAATAGTTGATTTAAAATCAATTTATATTCCTCAACATAAATTAGTGACTGGCCAAAAACTTTTATATTCTAAAGAGGGAGGAAATTCTCTCTCAGTATCTGCAACTGGAATTGGAAGCACTACTTTAACCGACAGTTCTTTTGTGTATGTTGCTAAATTTACAGACGATACTATTGGTATTTCAACAACACCTGTAGGAATTGGTTCTACTGGAGGGTTTGTTGGGATAGGATCCACGTCCAATGTTCTTTATTTTATATCTTACGGAACAGGTGACTTCCATAGTTTCAAAACACAAGAAGAACAAGTAATTGTTAAAGTAGAAAAAAATGTTGCAACTTTAGAAACAAAAAATAGTCACGGTTTGCAAGTTGATGATGTAATTCAAGTAGAGGTTGAGCCTGGAATTAGCACAAATGTGATTATAAAATATAATGCAGCAAACAGAAGATTAGTTGTAAATCCAAGAAGTTTTGGTGGATCTGGAATAGACACTTCTACAAGTATCATTACTTTATCAGATCACAATTATTCAACTGGTAATAAAGTAATATACAGTTCAACAAACACAGCATCTGGATTATTATCAGATAAAATTTATTTTGTAGTAAAAGTTGATAAAGATAGATTTAAACTAAGCAATTCTTATTTTGAGTCTACATTAAAAAGTCCATCTTGTGTTAGTATTGCTAGCACAGGTTCTAATCACGAAATATCATCCGTAAATCCCCCCTTAACTTTCACTGAAGGTTACACAGTTAATTTTGATCTGTCAGATTCATCTCTAGCTGATATTGATGGTGGATCATTAGTACAAGCATTTAATTTTGATTTGTATGATAGATCTAATTTTTCTAATATTTTTACAACTTCTTTAAAAAATCCTCAATTTGAAGTTACAAGAACAGGAACAGTTGGAGTTACAAATAATGCAAAACTTACATTAAAAGTTACAAAAGATATCCCCCAAAAATTATTCTATAAATTAACACCTCTAACTGGAAAATCATACTTAACTCCAGAAAAATCTGAAATTTTAATAGATGAAGATGTTTATGAATTTAATAGTATAAGCAGAGTAAAAAGTAAATTTAATGATAGACATACAATAACGGGAATTGGAACTACTTCTTTTACTTTTAATTTAAAATCATATCCAGAGAATAATTCTTATACAAAAAATAATTCTAGGACTAAGTATAGAACAAAAGAACAAAATGTTTTGGGATCAATATACGATGTAGATGTTATTTTCGGAGGAAAGGGATACAAATCAACTCCAGGTATAACTTCTATTGTATCAGATTCTGGGTATAATGGTGTTCTCTTAGCACAAAGTTCAAATATTGGAAAAATATTAAAAACAAATATTCAGACACCTGGATTTGAATATCCATCAGATCCTACTTTAAAACCAATTGCACAACTTCCTCAAAAAATAAAAGTAGAAGAACTTTATAGTATTGATAATATAAAAGTAACTTATGGTGGTAAAAAATATTCTATTCCACCAAAATTAATTGTTATAGATCCTGTTACAGGGGAAGTTAAAACTGAGTGCGAACTACAATCTCAATTATCCGGCAATGTAGTAACAGATGTTAAAATTTTAACAAATACCAATTCGTTATTCGATAAACCAAATATCGTTGCTATTAATAACAATAATGGCATTGGAATTACAAATATAAGTTTTAATTCCAGTACGAAAGTTGTTACGATTAATTTAGCAACAGGATTCAGTGACGCAAAATCTTGGCCGTTCCCACTAGGAAGTAAAATTTTTATTGAGGGAATTGGAATTACATTAACCGGCGGATCTGGATATAATTCCGCAGATTATGGGTATGAATTATTTACGTTAAGTGGTATTACTAGTAATATTGGAGGAGGTAAAGGTGTTCTTCAATATAAACTTGATATAGGAGAAAATCCGGGTCAATTTTCAAAATCAAACTCAATCCAAAACGGAACAAATTCATTTGGAAGAATAGTTCCTGAAAGTTATTTACCTAAGTTTGATACCAAATTATTATCCGGAAAGTCAAAATATAATGTTGGTGAAGATATTTACATAGGAAAAGAAAAAATTGGAGTAGTAGTAAAATGGGATCCAACTTTTAAATTACTTAAAATCAATAACTCTACTAGAGAAATACAACCTTTAGAAACTATTCGTGGTGCGACTAATAATAAATCTTTTGTAGTGAAGAATTATCAATCTAGTGCAGATTTCACTGTTGGCCCATACACTAAAACAAAACTTGATTATGAAAAAGATACTGGAAAACTAAGTACAACTTTACAAGTTTTGCAAGATGGTGATTACTATCAAAACTTCTCCTATTCTTTAAAATCCAAAGTTCCTATTGAAAAATGGGATGATAAAGTTGATGCATTAACACACACTGTTGGATTTAAAAAGTTTTCTGATCTTCAAGTTGAATCGGAAGTTGTATCAATTAATCCAGAAGATAATCTTCAAGTTTTATCGTCTGATACTGATGTATTAATAGATATAATTCAAGAAAAAGATTTTGATTGTTATGAAGATTATGCAATTGCAAAGGAAAGTACTGGTTCATTTAAGTCATCACTAACATCCAATCAGATTAATTTTGATACTTTAAGATTATTAGATTATACAGAATTTGTTTCTAATCGTGTTTTAAAAATAGATGACATTAGTCAATATTTTGATGACACTCCAAATATTTTTGCATATACTGTTGTTGGAACTTTTGATACTACGAAATATAATGCAGCACAATTTTATATCTTAATTAAAGATGCTCGTTATTTTGGAGAGAAGGAAATTATAATCGTTAATGTTGTTTATGACGGTGCCAATGGATACCTTACCGCTTATGGAAGAAATGAAACTGTTTTAGACCTTGGAAGTTTTAGTTTCAGAAGATCTGGAGATAATGCAGAGATTCTTTTCTATCCAACAAAATATGAATATAATAGTTATAATATGTCAAATATCAATGTTTGTTTGGCAGACTCTAATATCACTGGAATAGGAACTTCTTCCTTGGGTAATGTTGTAAGTTTCGCAAGCACTTCTATTTCGATATCTTCTTCACCCTCACCATCAATAAGTAATATCGTATCAATATCAACTAATACTTATTCTTCAGCAAAAGTCCTACTTTCCGCTTCTGCAAGTAATGGAAATGTTCAATTCACTGAAGTAAATGTTACTAGTGATGGTTCTGATGTTTATTATGAAATATTCGGAGATATAGACTCTGGTGATCGCACTCCATTATTTGGAAGTGGAGTTGTAGGTGAGTTTGGTGTAACAACCTCTTCTGGAAATATGATTATAACATTTACTCCAAACCCAAATATAGGAGTAAATGTTAGAGGATTGTCAACTTTAATCGGTAATACTTCTTCAACTGGCATTGGAACATTAGTTTTATATAAAGGAGAACTTTCTTCATCTTACGTTTCAATTGTATCGTCTCCTACACCAACTGAAAATAGAGTATCTGGGTTTACAAGTAATACTCATGAAGGTGCTCTTTATTATATTCAAATCCATGATACAACAAATAATGAAATACAACTTTCTGAAGTTGTATTAACTAATGATTTTAATAATAATCCACAAGTTTCTGAGTATGCTGTTATTATGTCAAATAGTTCTCTCGGAACTATCGGAGCAGCAAAATCAACAACTGAAACTCATTTAACATTTACACCAAATGCAAATATTGCCACTCAAGTTAGAGTATATCAAAAAACATTACAACTATCACCAAAACAAAATAATATAGAAGTAGATCTTTTAAGTTCTATAATAAGATCTGACACTATTTCACTTGGATATGAAGGAACACAAATTTCTCTCACAAAAGATTTCAATCTTTCTCATAAATCTTTCCCAATCTTTAAAAAAATAGTTAATGGTAGTTCATCAAGTGAAGTTAATATTGCTAAGGATACAATAAGTATTCCAAATCACTTCTTTGTTACAGGAGAAAAAATAGAATATTCCACAAATGGAACTAGAGTTGGAATTGCTACTACTACTGTCACTGGTGTCGGATCTACCGATTTTCTACCAAACACGGTTTATGCTGTAAAAATTAGTGAAAACTTAGTTAAATTTGCAGAAACACCAGAAAAAGCATTAAAATTAAAACCAGAAGTTTTTGATATCACTGCTGTTGGAATTGGAAGTTCTCATGTTTTTAAATCAAACTTTAAATCAAATTCAAAATCACTTATAACAATTGATAATATAATACAAACTCCAGTTGTTTCTACGGCAAAAACTACTCATGTTACAGTAGATACTGATGATGTTTCGACAACTTCATTGATTGAATTCAATAATGTCAGTGGATTTTATGCTAAAGATTTAATAAAAATTGATGATGAATTTATGTTGATAACCGATATTGGTATTGGTGGTGTAAATAAAGTTGCTTGCAGAAGAGAACAATTAGGAACAATATCTCAAATTCACACAACTGGATCCATAATTACAAAATATGAAGGTGTTTATAATATTGTTGATGATAAAATTTATTTTATTGAAGCTCCTCATGGTGATGAAACAAATACTGAACAAAATTCTTCTTTTCAAGGAAGAATATTCTTAAGGACATCACCCATAGGATCTTCAAATACATCTTACTCTAATAATTTTATATTTGACAATATAAGCAGTCAGTTTAATGGGTTAGAAGATACCTTTACCCTCAAATCAAATAGTGAAAATGTAAGTGGAATTGTGACTTCAGACTCAGTTTCTGCGGGAATATTGTTGATTAACAATATTTTCCAAAAACCAAAATATCCTGTTTCAGTTGGTCAAACATATGCATACGAAGTAGTAGAAAATTCTGGAATTTCAAGTGTTGTATTTAGTCAAAACACAGTTGGAACCGGTCCAATGAAATTCGATATCAACAGTGGTGGAGTTCCTAGAGGTGGGATTATAGTCTCAGTTGGTTCAACACAAGGATATGGGTTCCAACCTCTTGTATCTGCTGGAGGAACTGCCATAGTCTCTGTAGCGGGGACAATACAATCGGTTTCTATCGGCAATAGTGGATCTGGATATAGACCAGGTATACAAACATCTATTACAGTTTCTGCTGCTACATCCGAAGGAAAAGTATCCATAGGAACAGCAACAGCAGTCAATGGAATTATTGTCTCGATTGCTGTTACAAATCCAGGGTCTGGATACACATCTACAAATCCACCTGAAATAATTATTGATTCACCGTTGAATTATGAAAACATTCCACTCGTGTATGATGCATCAAATAGTGGTATCGGAACAGAAGCTACTGTAAACATAGTGGTTGGATTTGGAAATAGTGTAACTGAATTCACAATTAACAATGCAGGGTACGCATACACTGTAGGAAATGTATTGACTATAAATGTTGGAGGTTCTACTGGTATTCCTACTGACACGTCTCTGTCATATAGACCATTCCAACTTACTGTTGATGAAGTTTATAATGACAGTTTTAATGCTTGGTATCCAGGGCAGTTTGTTGTAATTGATGACATTAATGAAGAATTTGATGGATTTAAAAAAGTTTTCACATTAAAAGAAAATGGTGTGATTATAAATTTTGTTGTTAAAAAAGGATCTCCAATACAACCAGAGCAAAATCTCTTAGTTTTTATCAATGATGTCCTTCAACTTCCAGGAGAGTCTTACATTTTTGATGGTGGATCTCAAATTGAATTTCTAGAAGCACCTAAAGTAGAAGACTCTTCAAAACTTTTATTCTTCAAGGGTTCTTCTGCAGATGTATTAGATATTAATATAATCCCCACAATTAAAGTTGGAGATAAATTAAAATTAACAGATCAACTTGGATCTATAAGAGATGTATATACCCAAAATAGAAGAATTGTTTCTGAAATTTTAACTGTAGACTCAGTATTCACAACTCAATATTTTGGACCAGGAATTACCTCAGATGTATCTGTTGTAAGAACGGTAGAATGGTGCAAACAAAAAGATGATTTTTATCTTGACTCTAATTTAGTGTCAAAAAGTAGAGATGAATTGAACTCAAACATATTCCCAGTTACAACACTTATAAACTCTGTAGGAATTGCATCCACCTCTATTTTTGTTCAAAGTGTAAGACCTTTGTTTAATTATAGTCCAGAAATGTTAGTAATGGCTAAACAAAACATAAAAATAATTTCTCAAAATGATAGAAGATCTGCAATAGCAACCGCAGTTGTTTCGGCAGCTGGTACAATTTCAAGTATTGTTATTGAAGATGGTGGAGTAGGATTTTCTACAACACCTACGGTAACAGTTTCCACACCAACATCAGGAACAGTAGCAATAGCAACGGCTGCAATTAGTGGACTTGGAACTGTATCTTTAGTATCAGTAACAAGTCCAGGGTCTGGTTATACATCTATAAATCCACCAAGAGTTCTTATCGAATTTGATACTTTTAAAACAGAAACGATCTTAAATGTATCTTATCAAGGGGATGAGGGTGTTATCAGTGGAGTTGGAACCACGAGCATATCTGGAATTACTACTGGAATAACTTTTGATTTTTATATCCCTAAAGATTCTGTTTTTAGGAATTCAAATGAAGTTGGAACCGCACAAACAGTTTCTGGAATACAAACTGGATATTATTTTGTTGTTTCAGAATCGGTGATTGGCAGTGGATTGACTTCTATTGATATGAGCAATACCACGTTAGGAATTGGTAGCACATATATTAACAACGTATACCAAGCGCACAAGGTTGAAAAAATTACAGGAGATGCTGTAGGAGTTGGAACCACATCAGAATTAGTTCGTGTAACTACTAGTGTAACATCATTTAATAATTTAACAGGATTGGGAAATAGTGCATTTTTTGGTAGATTTAGTTGGGGAAGAATTCATAACTTTAATAGAGGACCAAATCCAACTAATTTTGATGTTGATTTGACTAATGGAATCACTGGATTATCAACAGCTCCACTTATTGTAAGATTAAACTCTATCAGATCACTATATACCTCATAAATAAATAAAAAACCTTAAATGTCTGCGATAATTACAAATCAGTTTAGAATATTAAATTGTGATAATTTAGTTACTGGAATTGCTTCAGCGACTTCAAGTTATTATATTTTTCTAGGTCTTCCTAATGCAAATGAAGTTGATGCAGATTGGGACACTAACCCACCAGGACCTGTAGATAATTTTGACCAGTATCATTCTTTTTGGGATACTATGATTGCAATGAAGAAGTTAAATTCTTCAGATATTTCAAAAGTTATCAGAAAAATTAACTGGGAGTCTGGTACAACATATGATATGTATCGTCATGACTATTCGGCAGATAATATAGCACCCAATAGTGGAGCAACAAATTTATATAATGCAAACTACTATATTGTAAACAGTGATTATAGAGTTTATATCTGTATTAACAATGGTGCAGATCCAGAAAATCCTAATGGAAAACCATCTTTAGATGAACCAACATTTGTTGATTTAGAGCCAAGATTTGCTGGGATAAGTGGTGATGGATATTTGTGGAAGTATCTTTATACTATCAAACCATCAGAGTTAATTAAGTTTGACTCTACAGACTACATGCCTGTTCCATCAGATTGGGCAACAAATACAAGTGTTGCAGCAGTAAGAGATAATACTACAATAAGTCAGCAGATTAAAACCGCAATTGTAATTGATAGAGGAGAAGGATATACTCCCAATACGTATAATAATGTTCCTATCAAAGGAAATGGTAGAGGAGCACTATGTTCAATTGTAGTTGGGGCAGATCAAAAAGTTTTATCTGTAACTGTAACAAATGGAGGTTCTGGATACACTTTTGGAACTGTTGATTTAGACTCTGTTGGAATTACTAATGGTCCTTCTGATAAAGATGCTGAATTTTTAGTAGTTATTCCTCCTCAAGGAGGGCATGGATATGATGTTTATAAAGAACTTGGTGCTACAAAGACTCTAATCTATTCAAGATTTGAAAATGATTCAGTAGATCCAGATTTTGTAACTGGAAATCAATTTGCCAGAGTTGGAATCATAAAAAATCCGACTTCTTACGATTCAACCACTATTCTAACTAAACAAAAAGCAAGTGCTTTATACGCTCTCAAATTGACTGGGCAAGTAACATCAACAACTTATACTTTAGATTCTCAAATAACACAAACTGTAGGAGTTGCTTCAACAGCAATAGGTAAAGTTGCTTCATGGAATAATACAACTGGTGTTTTAAAGTATTGGCAAGAATCCAGTGTTTCAATTTCTACTCAAAGAGATGCTTATGACAATCCAATCTCTCCACAATATGGATATGAACAGCATCATTTTTCGTCAACAACTGGAACAGGCGGAGCACTAACTATTTTTGGTGGATCCAATAATCTAACAATAGACACTTCATTTGGGACCACTAATAATCCAGGTATTTCTACGGTGATAAATAATTTTACTTATTACCTTGGTCAATCCTTTATAGAGGGTGTATCTTCTCCAGAAGTTCAAAAATATTCTGGTGATATACTATATGTTGATAATAGACCCTCAGTAATTAGAACTTCTAATCAGAAAGAAGACATCAAAATCATACTGCAGTTTTAACAATCATGCCACAGGAAACTAATTTAAATAGAACTCCCTATTTTGACGATTTTGATCCAAATAAAGATTTTCATAAAGTTCTTTTTAAGCCAGGATATTCAGTACAAGCTAGAGAATTAACTACTTTACAGTCTATCCTTCAAAATCAAATTGAAAAATTTGGAAGTCATTTTTTCAAAGAGGGTGCCAGAGTTATTCCCGGTGGCATAACATTCACACTAGAGTATGAAAGTGTACAAATTGAACCTGACTTTTTAGGTTTACCCGTAAATTTATATCTAGATAAACTGATAGGAGTAAAAATACAGGGATCTATTAGTGGAGTGGTTGCAGGAATTACTAATACTGCAATTAATGAGGATACAGGAAATATAATTCTTTATATAAATTATGAGAGTGCTGGTACAGACTTCGGTGTAGTTAAATTTGTTGATGGGGAAAATTTAGTTACACTTTCTGATATTACTTTTGGAATTTCAAATATCATTTCTTCTGGTCAAAATTTTGCAAAGGCAATTAACACTTCATCCACAAATTCTGGATCAGCAGCATTTATTTCAGAAGGTGTTTATTTTATAAGAGGATATTTTGTAAGAGTTTCATCTCAAACTTTAGTTTTAGACAATTTTTCAAATACACCCTCGTATAGAATTGGACTCTTTATTGATGAAGAAATAGTCTCTGCTGATCAAGATGAATCTTTATATGATAATTCAAGAGGATTTTCAAATTATTCTGCACCAGGAGCTGATAGATTAAAAATTTCAACAACTTTAATTAAAAAACCACTAGATGATTTCAATGATCAAGATTTTATTGAATTATTAAGATTAAATAGTGGAGTTGTACAAAAATTTGCAAATAAAACTCAATATAATGTAATTGCCGAAGAGTTGGCAAGAAGAACGTATGATGAGTCTGGCGATTACTATATCAATCCATTTACTATTAGTTCCCAAAATTCACTAAATGATAGGTTGGGTAATAATGGATTATTTTTTGAAAATGAATTGACAACTAATGGCAATCAAGCATCAGATGATTTACTGGTGTATAAAATTTCACCAGGAAAGGCTTATGTTAGGGGATTTGAAGTCATTAAAGATGGACAAACATTAATTGATATAGAAAAACCAAGAACCACCAATACAGTAACCAACGAAGGAGTAGCTTTTAAAGCTGGTGGATCAGTTTATGTTAACAACATTTACGGTCAACCTGTAGTTGGACTGGGAACAACATCTTATTTAAGTCTTAGAGATAGAAGATTAGGTACAAATCTTTCAGTTGCTGCTGGTGATGAGATTGGTGTGGCTAGAGCATATGACTTTAGACAAGTTCAAACAGTTGGTGTCACTACTAACTGGGAATTAAGTTTTTTTGATGTAGAAACTTTTACTAAAATTGGGTTAAGTACAAATATTACATTATCAGTGCCAACTTTAATTGAAGGTACTTCAAGTGGAGCACAGGGATATTTAAGAGTTGGTGCAGCTGCTACGGTCTCATTAACCCTTTATGAAATAAATGGAAAATTTGTAAAAAATGAAGGAATTGTTGTAAATGGTATAGGTACTTTTGGGCATATTATTAAATCAGTGGATGATTATACATTAGGCAATGTATATTCTGTTCATCAAACTGAAGGTTCATCAACTTTTAATGCAGATTTTCTTCTTAATATAGATTCTTCACCAGATGTTACTATTAGATCATCTGGATCAAAAATTCCTATTCCATCATATACGATAACATCCAAAGATGAAACAGGAATATGCACTTTAACTTCTTCAAGTACTAATTTTATTGGAATTGTAACTGTAGGAAATATTATTAGTTACAATAGACCAGGTTTTAGCACTGTTACTTTTAATAGAATTAATTCAATATCTTCAAGTGGAAGAGTCTTGGGATTATCATCCGTTACTAGTGTTGTTGGAATATGTGATGGTGATACATCTAATGCTGAAATTACTGTTTCTGATTTAACATTAAAAACTGCCAAAAGATTTGATGTCTCAGATTCAACTTATACTGCTAAACTGACACAAAAAAATGTTAAATCGGTTGATTCTAAAAATTCTGAAGTAATCTTAAGAAGACAGTATAATATTGCTTCTTTTTCCGGAAACACTATAACTGGCCCAGATTTAACGGGAACTGATTACATTTACACTGGACATGCAATAGGTAGATATTCTTTATCCTACAGTGATGGTATTATTGAACCTTTAATTTCTTCTCAATTTTCATTCCTTAATGGAATGAAGCAACTAGAAATTAAAAATTTAACTAAAGCAAGTGGAAGTAATGCTACTTTAATTGTCACCGTTAAGAAATCCAATCTTAATGCGAAAGTAAAAAAACTTAACAAGGTTAATTCACTTATTATTGGCAGATCAAATAAACAAGAGTCCGGAACAGGAGCAACTACCCTAAACGATGGACTTACTTATAGTCAAGTTTATGGCACTAGAGTTCAAGATGAGCAAATTTCACTAAATGTCCCAGATGTGACTAAAGTTTTAGCAATATTTGAATCCGACGATACAAATGATCCTACATTGCCAACTATGTCATTTGTTGTAGGATCCTTAAGTGGAATTAACAAGGTTACTACGGATCTTTTAATTGGAGAGCAGTTTGTAGGTCAGACAAGTGGTGCAGTAGGAATTATAGTTTCCACACCTTCAAACTCAACAATTGAGTTTGTTTATTTAAATTCTATTGAATTTAGTTTTAATGAAATAGTATCATTTGCAGATTCAAATATAACAGGAATATGTGATATTCTCACTTTAAGTGATAAAAACATCACATCAAGATATGAACTAGACGAAGGATATAAAAATAATTATTATGATTATTCCCGTCTTATTAAAAAAGACGATAGATTTAGTCCAACTCGCAAAATAAAAGTTATTTTCCAGAATTATTATATTGAAGCATCAGATACTGGAGATATTATTACTGTAGATAGTTATCCAGTCGAAGAGTATAGCAACTTACCTTTTATCAACGCAGATAGAGCTTCAGATAGACTTGACATCAGACCAAGAGTTTCTGCATATGATATGAGTTCTAATTATTCCCCATTTGAGTTTTCAGCAAGAAACTTTTCTGGGCAAGGACAATCAAATCAATATTATCTTGCACCAGATGAAAGTTTCTTTGTAAGTTTTACATATTACTTACCAAGAATTGATAAAATATTTTTAAGTAAAGAAGGTAATATTCAAGTTGTAAAGGGAACTCCATCACTTAATCCATTGCCAGCCAAAAACATGGATGATATGTTGGAAGTTGCTACGGTTAATATTCCAGCATATTTGTATAATATCAATGATGTAAAAATATCTTTGGCTACCCACAAAAGATATAGAATGCAAGATATCTCAAGACTTGAGGGTAGAATTAAAAATCTTGAGTACTATACTCAACTTTCTTTATTAGAAGTTGCCGCAGATACTTTATCAGTTAAAACAAATGGACTTGATCGATTTAAGTCTGGATTTTTTGTAGATAACTTTAAGTCTCATGTCTCACACAATGAAAAAAGTCCTATTTTTAAAGCAAGTATTGATAAAGTAAAAGGTTATTTAAGACCATCACCTAATACAGTAGCTTTAGATTTAATAGGTCAGTCTGCAGCTATTGGAATTGCTGCATCAAAAGATAGTTCAGTTGATTATACCTATGAAGAAGAATCTCAAGATGAAAATTATAGGAGACATAAAAATAAGATTGTAACAATCAAATATACACATGAAGAACTGGTTAAAAATGAATTTGCAACTAGAATAGAAAATGTAACACCTTTCTTAGTAACTTCTTACGTTGGAATTCTTCAACTTAATCCATCATCAGATACTTGGTTTGATTCGAGCAAACCAAAAACAAATAAAATAGAACTTGAAGGTAGTTACCAATCTACATTAGAAACTGTTCAAGGAATAACAGGAGGAGCAAAAAACAAAGCAACTGTTTGGGGAGACTGGATTACTGATTGGACAGGAGCTGTCCCCGTCAATTCTTCTATAAATGCAAATCAAACAAATGGAAATAAATCGAAAAAGGGGACGAATAAAGTATCTGTTAATGAAACAAGAGAGGGAATTTCTTGGGAAGTTAATCCAGTTGAAGATGAACAATCTTTAGGTGAAAGAGTTATCAATACCAGCGTCATTTATGACATGAGAGAAAGGGATATTGAATTTACTGCTAAAAAATTAAAACCAAATACACAATTTTATCCATTTTTTGATAATGTAAGAGTTGGTACTTACTGTTTCCCTAAACTTGTGGAAATCGAAATGGATAATGTAACAGGTAATCGTCCATTTAAAGTGGGTGAAACGGTAACTTGTTTTAATCCTTCTGGTAAGGTGATTGGTGAGTTTAGAGTAGCAAAACACAACCATAAATATGGTCCATATGACGCACCAACAGATACTTATGATACAAATCCATACAGTGAAACTGGGGACCGTTTAGGTAGCGGATACGCACTGTCTAGTACTGTTTTAAACATAGATACTGCATCTCTAGCAGAAGAAGCAATTGGAACCTTCTGGGGTCAAATAAGAAAAAATTGTAAGTTACGTGGTGAAGATAGTGGTGCTTCCGCAACAGTAACTCGTCAGAGATTAATTTCTGACGAAGTGGGAACACTTATTGGTTCATTCTATCTTCCCAATAATGGAGAAAGAAAATTTGAGACTGGAATTAGAAATTTCAAGTTAACTGACTCCGATGAAGATGATCCCGTTGGTGGCACTGTAAGTTCTTTTGCTCAGCAAGATTATTTTGCACAGGGTTTTCTTCAAGAAAAAGAAACAACAATTTTAAGTATCAGAAATGCGAGTGTTACTAGAACTGTAGTTCCAGATTCTAGAACTAGAACAGTTCAAAGTGTAGATTCTACAGTAAATTCTTCTACAAATATTGTTAGTTCCTCCACCGGAGTTACTAAATCAAAATCGACACCAGCTGCAAAGTGTAATACAAAAGATCCTTTAGCTCAGAGTTTTACAATTTCAGAACCTAATGGAGTTTTTGTAACAAAATTAGACTTGTATTTTTTTAAGAAAGATGTTGGTGTTTACACTGTTAATGGTGTACAAATTAAAAAACCAGTCATAGTTCAATTAAGAACAGTTGAAAATGGTATACCAACATCTCTACCTCTTCCATTTTCTGAAGTAGAGGTTCTTCCTGCAGATATAACTCCATCTAAAGATGCATCTAAAAAAACAGAAGTCAAATTTGATGCTCCTGTTTATCTAGAAAATGGTAAAGAGTATGCCATTGTTCTTCTTTCCGATTCTACAGAATATCAAGTTTGGATTTCTAGAATGGGTGAAGAAGATATTCAAACTAGAGATTTACCAGAATCTGCAAAAAGAATTGTTGCACAACAACCAACTCTTGGTTCACTGTTTAAATCTCAGAATGGTTCTACTTGGGAACCAAGTGGGTATGAAGATCTTAAGTTTACTCTGTACAGAGCTAAATTTAATACAACTCCAGCAACCTTCTCATTATATAACCCAATTCCTGGAACAGCAAAGGAAGATAATGATAAAGTTATAAATGATACGAGAATTTCTTTAGAACCTAGTTCACTTGATGCACTTTCAAATAAAATTGTACTTGGATTATCTACAAGTGTTTCAGCAATTCCATTAACTTTAGGCGTAAGTATTGGTGTTACGGACACAAACTTAAGTGGAAAACTAGTGGGATTTGCTGGTTCCGTTAGCTCTCCTTCTGGACTTACAACCACAAACGTTGGAGGTGGATATACAAATACCTCAATTAATAATGTCCCTTTAGACACAATAACTGGAGAAGGAGAAGGGTTAACTGTAAATGTTACATTTGCTTCAAATCAACTTGGAATTACATCAGTTGTTAATGGTGGATTTGGTTATCGTGTTGGAGACATTGTTGGAATTCCTTCTTCAATTATTAGCAGCACTTCCGCACAACTATCTGTTAGTTCTCTGTCTTCTGTTAATACACTATTTTTGGATGATGTCCAAGGTACGACTGGATCATCTCTCCTTGGAAAACTTGCTACATTTGTTACCAGTTCGGGTATTACAAGTGCAATTGGAGTTTCTACAGTCTCATATCGCAAGCAAAATGCAACGAATAACGGTCTTCACTTTAGAATTTCCAACTCAAGTCACGGAATGAATTCTACAAACAACTTAGTTCTTATTCGTGGAGTAAAATCAGATATTAAACCAGCAACTCTCTCAGCAAGATATGCAACAAATGCAACTACTTCAATTGAAGTTTCAAATGTTGGTATTTTTACAACTTTTGAAAATGTAAGTGTTTCTAGCACAAATCCAGGTTATGTTAAGATTGAACAAGAAATTATTGAGTATACTGGAACTAATTCATCTAATAATACTTTAACTGGTATTACAAGAGCAATTGATTCTGATAACTTTAAAGAACTCAAAGCAAAGCAACACGAAGTTAACGATAATGTCTATAAGTATGAATTTAATGGAGTGTCACTAAGAAGAATTAATAGGATTCATAATATGTCCGCACCTTTAGCTACCGTTCCTACTCCTATCAATCAAGATAATTATCATATTAAACTTGATATGAGTGATACTACCAGAGGAATTAGTAGATCCGGAAATCCAGATTTTCCAGATCTGTTCTTTAATCAAACAAAGAATGGATCAAGTTCAAATTATACTAGAGAAGGATTAGATACATTTACCGCTTCCCAAAACATTGTATTCTCAACAATCACACCAAATATAAAAACATTTACTCCAAAAGGAACTGGGATTTCTGGAAGAATTAGAACAATCAGTGCTACAAGTGTTAATGGAAGTGAAATTTCTTTCCTAGATCAAGGATTTGAACCAATAGACATTACTTCAGGAGCACCAACTGACTTAACTACTTTAAGAATGATTGCCTCTCCGGAAAATGAAGAATCCCAATTAACTGATTTACCCGGTAATAAATCATTTACTTTTGCAATTGATATGTTCACAGGTGATGATAGAGTTTCTCCAGTTATTGATCTTGATAGAGCTAGTGTTATCTTTACGTCCAATAGAATTGATGCCCCAGTTGATAATTGGACTGCTAATACAGAAAGAGTTCGTAGCACAAGAAATCCTCTAAACGATATTCACTCTGCAGTTTACGTTTCTAATGATATCAAATTAGCAAATCCAGCAACTTCACTTAAAGTTTTGTTTGGTGCGTATAGACCAGAAACATCTGAGATTAAAGTTCTGTATAGAATTTTTAGAGATGATAGTTCAACAGATTCTCCATTCTATGAACCATTCCCTGGATATGAAAATCTTGATGTAAACGGACAAGTTATAGATTCATCAAAAAATACTGCAAGTTCTAATGTAAAAATTAATCCAAATAATAAAGAAAAGAAATTCTCAGAATATGAATATAGTATTGACAATTTACCATCATTCAACAAGTTTTCAATTAAAATTATTATGACAGGAACTGATCAAGCAAATGTTCCTCTAATTAAAGAATTGAGAGCTATTGCATTAGCATAATATGGACAATTTGATACCTGTTGAAGGAAGGACTGATCTCTATCGAGATTTAGAATCTGGTGCAATCATTAACACAAATTATAATGCATATAAACAACATATGCAGCATTTAGAAGAAGTTAAGAATGAAAAAATGCGATTACAAAAACTAGAAGAAGATTTCGATATGATTAAAGAAGATATAATGGATATAAAAAATTTACTTGTTGAATTAATTAACAAACCATAAATACCTCTATAGAGGCAAAATCATAATGGCTCAACCATCTACAAGACAAGAACTTATAGATTATTGCAAAAGAAAATTGGGTCATCCAGTTTTAGAAATCAACGTCGCTGATGAGCAAATTGAAGATCTTGTTGACGATGCCGTTCAATACTTTCAAGAAAGGCATTTTGATGGTGTAATGCAAATGTACTTGAAATATAAAGTAACTCAGGAAGATATTGATAGAGGAAGGGCAAAAACAACTACTTCATCTGGAATCACAACAACATCAGCAAGTTCTACAATAGTAGGAGCTGCTACTACATTTTCATATGAAGAAACTTCAAATTATATACAAATTCCTCCAGCAGTAATCGGAGTTAATAAAATTTTTAAGGTAGATGGAAGTAATACAATATCACAGGGAATGTTTAATATTCA